GAAAAAGCAAAATACTTACAACTAAACCAGGAACTAGAACAGATGATAACTACATCGTCCACAACACTATGCCGCGTTCATCAACAAGTGGTAAGGGCGAAACTGGGCCGTTAAGCCGTACCGATGGTAAAACGTATTGCTTAGATACTGGGCAGACTAATGCGGTGGAGATTGTTGGATTAACCGAAATAAGAACCGCAGAAGCAAAGCAAATAAGAAAAGAAACAGGCACTAACCCAAAACGAGCAAAAGAATTAGTTGAAAGAACAGACGGCAAAACGGGTGCTATATTAACATCGCAAACGCCTGATAATTTAGTTAGAGTTATTGACCGAATAGGCGGCTTTTACGGTCAGACAACAAGATGGGGAATTTACAATGATAATGGTATATCTCCAACTATTACAGCCTCTATGGGGATGGGTGGAGGTCATATCCCTATGATAGAAAAAACATCCCGCATCCGCCGACTAACCCCAACCGAATGTGAACGATTACAAACAGTTGCAGACGGATATACAGCCCATGTTTCAGATTCACAGCGTTACAAGATGCTTGGAAATGGGTGGACGGTTGAGGTAATTGTACACATTTTAAACTACATAAAACTATGAGAACTCTTGAACAAGAATACAACTACATCAAATCCCAATTCATCTCACTCTCCCGCTCCATCCACCTCGGCTACAACACTTACGATCCGTTGTTTACCGTTGCTGCGGATGCGGTAAGGCAAGTGTTCAAAGCGGAACCAGTTGCAGATGGTAGGAGAAGAACCACAGAAGAAAACACCGCTGCGGTTGCGTTAACGGCTATAATGAAAGATATTACCGACATAACCGATACTAAGTTAGCACAGATGCTACTAAAGAAATGCCACAGCGCAGTAGGTAGTAATATGCGTAAGCATTGGGATTTATACGAAACAAATCCGTACTACATGGCAAAGTGGATTGAAGTGTTAACAATTGTAAATGAAGCGGAGATATGATAAATATAATACACAACGAAAGTTGTTTAGAAACATTAGGCAAAATGCCAGATAGTTACCTTGATTGCGTAATTACTTCACCACCTTATTGGCGGTTGAGAGATTACGGGTATGATGGGCAATGGGGGTTAGAACCAACATTTAATCAATACTTAGAACATCTTTGGTCGCTAATGGATTCTATTTATGTAAAGCTAAAAGACGGTGGTACTGTTTGGGTTAATTTGGGGGATACTTACGGAGGCGGTAATAGTGGTCAAGGTGGTGATAGTGGCAAACACACAAATAATAAACCAAGTATAAAAGGCACAAGATTTGATTTAGGAATTAAAAAACCATTAACCAAATGTCTTTTACTTATTCCGCATCGTTTCGCTATTGGGTGCATTGATAGAGGATGGATTGTTCGTAATGATATTATATGGGCAAAACGTAACGGTATGCCTGAAAGTGTTACCGATAGATTTAGTAAAAAGCACGAGTATTTTTTCTTTATGGTTAAAAGCCAAAACTATTATTTTGATTTAGATGCGGCAAGGTCAAAGCATATACACGCAAACGATAAGCGTAATAATAGCGAAAGGCACGTTTATAAAGATGGCGTTAAGTCTTTAAACAATGATATGTTAGCTACTAACGCTGTATCATTTAACCCATTAGGCAAAAATCCTGGATCCGTTTCTGATTTTTGGGATATACCTACTAAGCCATCGTCTAACGAACACTATGCTGCATACAATGACGAACTAATTAAAAAACCGATACTTTCAGGATGCCCAGAAGGTGGTATAATTTACGACCCATTCATGGGTACTGGAAGTACTGCAGAAGCAGCATTGAGAGCAAACAGAAGATTTATTGGCAGTGAAATGTCTGAAAAATACTGCAAGATTGCAGAAGAAAGATTAAGACCATTGTTTAATCAAACCAAACTATTCTAACTATGCAACACCTAGTACACATAGAACTATACGAAGATGGTATTATCCAACGGCGTGTAAGGGCGGATAAGATAGGGCGTAAGTACCTTACTAAAATGGATCAAACCAAGCTACGAAGGGATATGTACAAGGAACTAGAGAACGCCGCACAGCGAAACCCTGAAAAGATTTATTATTTGGAGTTAAAAACGGAGGAATTATGATAAATTGGAAACAAAGATACCAACAAGCACACGAACATTGGTTTAAAGGAAACACACCTCAAGCATACGCTGACGGTCACTATTGCGCTCCTAAGTACCCTGATGTACGAAAAGCCAACGGATTGACACTAGCAGTCTGTAATTTTGTGAATTGGTCAGGCTATCGTGCAACAAGAATATCAACTACTGGTAGACAAATAGGTGGTAAATGGATATATGGCAGCACAAGGAAGGGTACGGCCGACATTAGTATAACTCTGAAAGGAATGGCAATAATGGCCGAAATAAAATGCGGTTCTGATAGGCCTTCTAAATACCAATTAGAAGAACAAGAGAAAGAACGTAAAGCGGGAGGAGTTTATGAATTCTTTAGTTCAATGGAACAATTTATTGAATTTTATGATGCTTTTTTAAATAAGGTTTAGTATATTTGTATAAATAAAAGTTCGTAAATAAAGGACAAGCTATTTACGAATTTATTGTCTTACCTTACGGTAGACCGCCCCAATACTTGTCCTATTGGGGTTTTTTATTATGGCACTACAAGACAGATTTAATTTTGAAGCATTACCTGAAAGAGAACTACAAGGTAGATTAATAAAATATTTTGCTAATTACTTTTTTATCTCATCAGAGGTTACATCATCTTGCGGTAAACGCCGGATTGATTTATTAATGCACCACTATTCTGATATAAACAAGCAATACCCTATCGGCATTGAATTAAAGAAAACTAGTGTTAAACGTGGTACTAATATAGCCGAATGGTGCTTACAAGCATCAGAATACACAAGGCTTATATTTATGAATCAAACTCCTTTAGTTTTTATTGCACCTCAAATAAGCGGATGGTATTTAGATGAAGGCGAAAGAGTAGCAAAACACAATGTAGAAAAGCCGTATAGTGCCGGAGCGCATAATAACGTTAATTCTTATTTATTTAAAGCGCATGGTTTCGGAGAATTGCAAAAGTTTTATGATTATAATGGCATAGGCAGATTTAGGTTAGTTGCCAATACTTATATAATTTGGGATTCATTAAACCCTGCTTTCCTAAATATTGAAAAGTACAACAAATGCAAATAAGCGCATACTTACCATATACCAATAAGGAAGGTAAATGCACAGCCGGTTGCATACCTTATAACTCTACCTTAGAGGATGAAATACAGCAAATAAAAGACGGTACTCACTTAGAAGTTATTACTAAACTTAGAGCAATAACAGACCAAGAATATAAGCGAACATTTAAAGCCGCTCAATTGCCTTGCTTTACCGTTAGCAGCATATGCAAAGATTGGCGTAAGACCGAAAACATTGTATCTCATACCGGCTTATTATGTATTGACATTGACGGACACAATAACCCACATATTGAGGACTGGGGAAAGCTAAGGGATGATTTATTTAACAACGGCAAATCAATAGTAGCTGCTTTTATAAGCGCATCCGGAAACGGTTTAGCTGTTATATTTAAGATACTACCGGCTCATCATATGCAAGTGTTTAATACAATAATGCACGAATTAGCTTACTTAAACATTGTTATTGATGTTCAATGTAAAGACTATGTAAGGGTAAGATTTAGTAGTTATGATCCGGATGCAAAGATTAGACCATATGATGAAACGGAGTTAGCCTTACCAAATGATAAATACCAAGACGAAGAACCTAAGATACAGTTTAAGCCATCAAACAATGTAAATAGTATACGGACTTTTAAACACGCTATTGAAAACGCTAACGAATGGGGTAAGTTTCAAGATGGGTATAAGCATCATTATCTTTTAAGGGTAGCGGCTTATTGTAATTTGGTAGGGATGAAAGAAGATATTTGCAAAAGTTTTGTTATAAATGAATTTGCCAACAAAACACATATTACGCAATCCGATTTAGTTAAGCCTGTAACTTTAGTTTACCGTTCATACAAGGCTCAACACGCTACAAAACAACTGCCTAAGCCGGAATATTCGTTTAAGATTCTTAAATGGTTGTTAAAATATGTAAAAAAGGAATTACTAAAGCAATACATTGACGATTATGGTAAAGATACTTATGCCGGTACGGATGGAATTTATACGGTAGATAGTAAATTATTGGCTTTTTTTATGCACATTGCCGCTCCTAACTATACTTGGACTATCTTAGATACCCAAAACAAATTTACGGTACAAGAAATTAAAGATATTATTAAACCCGATTGTTTACTAGATTCTTGCAATGGTCAAAGAGTATGGGTAGACAAAGATTATTCATTCCCTTTAAACTGGTAACATGATTATTGACTTAAAATTACAGAAGCAAAACAACTCGTTCCCTTTAGAAATCTTTGAACCTATTGTAGCGCAATCATTTCAAGACCTTGCAAAAGAATATTCTTTGCCGGTTGATTATATTGCCTTATCGGCTTTATGGGCGGTTGCATCATTATCCGGCAATATGCACACAACTGAATTAAATGGGGAAATGAAATCTATACTATACTGTATGATGGTTGGCCCTTCTTCAATAGGCAAGACAAAGGCATACGATTTAGTATTCGGGGATATTATAGAGCCTTTAGCGGATAGGTTGTATAAGGAATATATTACCAAAGAGAAAGACTGGGAAGTAGAAAGAATGAGAGCCAAAGCGAACAATACCGTTTATACAGAACCAAGACCAGTTCGTATTATACGTTCTGCATCTGGGGCAACATTGGAAGCTATTACCAAATACGCATCTACTAATCATGCCGGTTTCGGGGTTTATTTTGACGAGGGGAAGAAATTATATCAAGGCGGTTCATACGCTAAGGATAATAATTCGGTTGATTTTTGGAATAACGTATGGAACGGTAAGACGATAGATGATCTTCGCAAAGACCCAACTTTAGAGAATAGGGTAACGAATCCGGCTATTAGTGTTTTAACCGGTATGCAGTCAAAGCGGATAAATGAGATGTTTAATAAACAAGCGGTTGAATCCGGCCTACTTAATAGGTTCTTGTTTGTTTCATCAGATTATGTGGAACTAAATGAGAATAGAGATGTCTTTAGCGCAAAAAGCAGGGTTTGCGTTTACTGGCAATCATTGATTGAGCATTTGTTTAGTATTGGGGTGTATTATGTAGAAGGCAACCCAAGATGGGTGAAATTTACAGACGAGGCAAAAGTATTATTCAACACCATAAGAAACCGGATAACGGCTGAAAGCAACGTAATTATTAAGAATAGAAGGGAGGGAGATGTTAGCGAACTGTTAATTGGTTATTTGGGTAAAATGTTTGCTTATTATAGCAGAATCACATTGATATGCTCTATTATTAGAAATCATAAAGCACCGGTTATTGATGTAATTGATGTAGAAAACGCCGAAAAGGTATTTTATTACTTTAAGAACCAAGCCGTACAATTATTAACGGAAATTAACAATAGTACTCAAACAGACCTAGAGGGTAAGCAGTTGGAATTGTTTAACGCTTTGCCGGATAAGTTTACCGCTAAGGATGCTGCGGATATATGCGTACAGTTGAAATGCTCTAATAAATACTTCCTAATAACATTTAGGCAAAAGTATAAGGGTAAGTATATTATTAAAGCTGATGATAAGCATTATAAGAAAGTTTAGTAATAAAGAAAGCGTTTTGGTAATAACCAAAGCGTTTTTTTATGCCTTTTTTGGTAATAAGCTATTACCATTTTATTACCTCTTAACTAATTAATAATCAAACGATTAAACGCAAGGTAATAAGGTAATAGTAAAAACCATAATAATACTAGATAATATATATATACCTATACTTTATACAGAGTATTACCTATTACCTATTACCAAACCGGTATTTTACCCTTTGCCGATTTGATAATTTGGCTTAACTTTGGACTATGGCAAGGCCGAGAATATACAATAGTGAAATAGAGTTGCAAGAGGAAATATTAAAGTATTTTGAGCAAACTAAGGAAAACAACGAAAGACCAACCGTTACTGGGTTGGCTTTATTTCTTGGTTTTGCATCTAAGCAAAGTCTATATGACTACGAAAAGAACGACAAGTTTTCTTACCCAATAAAAAGGGCATTGACTATGATTGAGTGCGAATTAGAGAAACGCTTAGAGAATCAATCAGTTAGCGGTATTATATTTGCATTGAAGAACATGGGATGGACTGACAAAGTACAAACTGAACATAGCGGTAAAATAGAATCAACCGTAATCAATTTTATTGAACAACCAGGTAATGAGCCTATCAAGTAATGTTACCCCAGTATTTAGGGCAAACTATAACGCTTACAATGAAGGATGGCCTATAATATGCAACGAGGGCGGATCAAGAAGCAGTAAGTCATATTCGGTTATGCAGTTGCTTGTCTACATAGCTACAAGAGAACCTAATAAGCGTATAAGCTGCGTATCTCATTCGTTACCCCATGTTAAACGGGGCGTTTATCGTGATTTCAAGGTTATTATGACCGAGCTGGAATTATGGGATGATAACAACTTTAGTTACTCCGATTTCATATACACGTTTAAGAATGGCAGCTACATTGAACTATTCGGATTAGAAGATGAAGGCAAAGCACGTGGCCCAGGTAGGGATATACTTTTCATAAACGAAGCTAACTTACTTACCAAAGCATTGTTTGACCAATTAGCAATGCGTACAACTGGTCAGATATTCCTAGACTGGAATCCCGCCGACTTCGTATCATGGGTTTATACAGTAGCGGATAACCCAAAGAACAAGAAAATACACTCTACCTACCTAAACAACCGAACAAACCTAACGGATAGCCAAATAAACGCAATAGAGGCGTTTAAAGACCTACCAGATGACTTTATGTGGAAAGTGTACGGTCTAGGGCAAAGAGGGGCAGCAAAGGAACTTATTTACACAAAATGGAATACTATTGCACAACTACCTGGTAAGGGCGAACAGTTTTACGGCCTTGACTTCGGATATAACCACCCCGCCGCACTCGTAAGGGTTGAATATTACGAGGGGGCGCACTATGTTGAAGAATTGATATACCAATCCAATCTTACCTTGACTGAATTAGTACGCAAGATGCAGACATTGAACATCGGCAATGCAACAATATGGGCAGATGCCGCCGAACCTAAATCAATAGAGGAAATATACCGTAGTGGGTTTAGGGGTGTTAAAGCTGCAAGTAAGGATGTTTGGGCGGGTATTGTGAAAGTTAAGAGTTTCCCACTATCTTTGACACATAATAGCACTAACCTTATTCGTGAGATACAGTCCTACAAGTGGAAGAAAGATAAAGAGGATAATATCATTGAAGAACCAG